GATGCGATTGGATTATCTATTGATGGTGTTGGTGAGTGGGATACTGTTTCAATGGCTAATTGTGATTTAAATGGGATATCAGAAATTAAAACTATTAAATTTCCAAACTCATTAGGATTAGTATATTCTACTATAACTGCTTACTTAGGGTTTAAACCAAATGAAGGTGAGTATAAAGTAATGGGATTAGCACCATATGGTAATGCTGATAAATACTATGATATATTCAATAAGTTTACATCATTTGGTGGTGATAACTTAATTAATATTAATCAAAAATATTTTACTTGGGAATATTCAAATACTGATATGTTCACTATGGATTTGGTAGAATTAATTGGGTTCGAACCAAGAACACCCAATTCAGAAATAGAATTACATCATATGGAACTGGCCGCATCTTTACAAAAGTGGTATGAGGGTTGTTTGTATTTTTTAATTAATCATGCAGCTACATATTCTAAAAGTTCTAATTTAATATTAGGCGGTGGTTCAGCTTACAACGGAACTGCTAATGGTAAAATAAAAAAACATTGTTCAATTAAGAATGTATGGATACCACATGCACCATCGGATGCAGGCTCTGCTATTGGTGCTTGTTTATATGTTTGGCATGATATAATGGGTAATCCAAAAGTAAAAGGTGGTGATAATCAATCTCCATATTTAGGAGAAGAATGGAGTAATACTGAATTACTTAAAATAATATTACAAACTAGAGAGCGTGGTAATAGTATTACAATGTTTGATACGGATACAATATTATGTAAAGAAATTGCAAAGTTAATTAATGAAGGTAATATTGTAGGGTGGTTTCAAGGTAGAACTGAATTTGGTGCAAGAGCATTGGGTAATCGTTCTATATTAGCTAATCCACATTTGCCAGATGTTAGAGATAGAATTAATAAGGTTGTAAAAAAGAGAGAAATGTTTAGACCATTTGCACCAACGGTTACAATTGAAGATTATCAGAAGTATTTTCTATCAGAAGAAGATGTTCCATATATGAATCAGGTTGTCAAAGTTAAAAAGGATGTAAACATTCCATCGGTAACCCACATTGATAATTCAGCAAGGATACAAACACTTAAAAGAGAAGATAACCCACTTTACTATGATTTACTTAAAGCATTCGAAAAACTAACAGGAACACCCATTCTATTGAATACATCGTTTAATTTAAAAGACCACACAATGACGAATGACCCACAAAAAGCAATTTGGACATTTAATAATTGTGATATGGATTATTTAGTATTGGGTAAGTTTTTAATAAGTAAATAATTATTAGTACATAAAGATACAAAATGGCAAACGAATTTCAATTATTTGATGGTAAAAACTTATCATCATTATTTAAAGATATATACGAAAATCAACAAGCAAAAAAGAAGAATATTTCAGAAATGATTGAATCTCTTCGTAAATTAATTCGTAATGTAGGCGAAGCAACAGTCCTTGCACCTATTATAAAAGATTTAATAGATTCATCAATAAAAAATGATGACCATTTAATTAAATTAGCAAATATTGCTCAAAGGCTAGCATCAGCCGAAGCTAAAGGAATTGGTGAAGATGGTTGGTTAAGTGAATCTGAAAAAGCACAATTACTTCAAGATATGGAAGATACAATCAATGAAGTGGAAAAGAAATCAGATGAAAAAATGGTTGATATTCAAATAGAAATTGAAGAAATTAAAACTAAATTATAATGGAAGCATTTTTAGCAACCGTAACAAAAGTATATTTAAAATCAGATAAACCATTAAAAAAGGATACTGATTTTATAAAAAAATATAATGGTAATGAATCGTTTGATACAAACGATATTCGTTTTTTAGGTGCTATTGAATTTGCAAGAGAATCCGCTATCGTAAATGAAGGATATGCGTTCCCTTATGATAAAAATAATATGACATATCCCATATTGGGAGAAACTGTTTTAGTTATTAAAATAGATGCAAATTATTTTTGGCAACCATATTCAAATACACAATATCCAAATTATAGAGAAAATTATACAACATCAGAAGTTTCTAAAGAAAAGCAAATAGATTCAGTTGCGGGTGATACTAAAAATAAAGATTATAAAGAAGTTAAGGATGGTACACCAAATCAAGAAGCAAGTAAACCTAAATCTGATAAAAAAGATTACAAGGTAAATGAAAAGATAAAGTTTTTAAAACCAAGAGAAGGAGATACCATATTAAGTGGTAGAGTGGGAAATACTATTAGATTTTCGGAATTCTTTTTAACTGAAGATGAACAAGTTGATGAAACAGGTAATCCAAAAGGTGGTACATCCTCACCATCTATTTTTATTCGTAATAAACAAAATCCTGCAATAGATAGTGAACCAATTGGTACATTAATAGAAGAGAGTATTGATAAGGATGGTTCATCTATTTATATTACATCTAATAAAGTTAAAATTCCTTTTAAAGAAACAATTAAAAAAGAAAAGAAAGCTTTTAAAAATTATCCAAATTCAAAAGATTTAAAAGGTGACCAAATTTTTATAAATTCTGATAGAATAGTTCTTTCTTCAAAAGCTAAAGAATTTATTATTTTTGGTAAAGGAAATACTGGTGTAATAACCGATGGTAGATATTCAGTAGATGCTGAAAAAGATATTTATTTACATACAAATAATAATGTAACAATCCACTCCAAAGGAACTAATCAAATATTTTTTAATTCTGAAAATGGTAAAATATTTTTAGGAAAAGATAAAGGAGCAGGACAAGCGGGAGCACCTGTACAAAAAATGGTATTAGGTGGTGAGTTGGTTAAAATAATGGGAGAATTGATTGATGCTATAAACAAACAAATATATGCAACAGCGGTAGGACCTACTGCAACTGGCCCTGCAAACGCGTTTGATTTCATTATGATAAAAAATAAATTGAATACATTATTATCTGCAAACAATTATTTAAGTAAATAATGTCTTGGACTCTTTACAAAATAAACATATTAAATAGTTTCATCGGCCAAAGGTTCGCCAATGATATGGATGGATTTGCTAACTTTATAGCAAATGAATATGATAGTTGTATAAGAAGAGGTGGAGATATGATATATGGTGTTCCTGTTTTAAATGGGAATGTTGTAGGTATGGCCAAAGAAATTAAACGAGCTCTAAAGAAAGGAGTAGATTCTGATGGTGAGAATTTTAATATTTTAGCAGAAATATATCCATCTGCATTTGATGCGTATTGGTTAGGAGCTGAAATGGCACCACTACCAAATCCATTATTAAGACCATTGGGATGGCAATCAACGCCACCTGCGCCTGGAGCAATTATGAATATTGGTCCAAATCCATTACAATTAGCAGCATCTGCGGCAATACATAAAGCAATTAAAGAAGCAGTTCAAGCATTAGTTGATGAGTTAAAAAAAGCCACTGTTACAATAGAACCATTGGGAGAATTTATAATTTACGATACAATTGAAAAAATAATAAAAAATGAACCAGTTGAAACGGAATTAAAAAATCATCCTTTAATTAAAGCGGGGCAAGAAATAATAAGAGAATTCAATCAAGCTAAAAAGAAAAAACCATCGATTGGTTCTCAATTTAAACCATCTATTAAATTTCCATTTCCAGAATTACCAAAGAAAAAAGAAATTATTGAAAAAGCAAAAAAGAAATTATTAGATGAAGCGGTTGAAGAAATTAAAAAAACATTAATCGCTGCAGCAGAAGAAATTATACTTCAACCTATCATTCAACAAATAGAAATGGTAGTTGCTTTAGCAAATCAAATTCCAAAAAAGCCAACAAAAGAAGAATTAAAAAAATTCGTAAAAGATACTATTGATGGGTTAGTTCCTGAAATAGAATTGCCTGGAATTGATATACCAAAATTACCAACCAAGGAGGAATTTAAAAAAATGATTGAAGATATGATTCCAACAAAAGAAGAATTGTTGGCAATGGCATATGATTTAATTAAAGGGTTAATACCCAATATTCCTAACATATGGTTTATACCACCAATATTGGTATTTACCGAACCTACTAATATATTTTTAAACCCATTTGTACAATTAGCCAAATTCCATTTAATGGGAGTAAGTGGTACAATGTCAGTAATAGCACAATATCCTCCACCTGCTCCACCCGCTCCTGCAATATTAAATTGGAATGGGTATACAATAATAGGGTAAATTTAATCTTTTTATATTTATTAACAAACAGAACAATAATTTTATGAAATCAGACATTTTAGTATCACTAATTAAAGAAGTGGTGAAGAATGAAGTCAAAGCACAAGTTAAAGAAGAAGTTGCTAAACTTATCAAATCTGGTGCGGTTACATTGAACACACAAAGAAAATCAACACCATCGTTAGCAGAATTAACGGAGGTGAATACTACCGTTCCTATTAGAAAACAAACAGTAGTACCAACGCAAAAAAGAGTACAACAACCTCAAAGGGAATTTTCAAAAGACCCTATGATAAATGAGATTTTGAATATGACTCAACCATTTTCTGCAGAGCAAAGAGTAGAAGGTGGGCATGGTGGGGGTAGTGTATTAGATATGATGCAACCAAAAAGAGGAGTGGAAGAAGATTGGGATACAATGGATTTTAGAAGTATAGATGTACCACAAAATATTCCACAACAAATAGAATCTACTGGAGATGCATTACAAGATGCTACGATAAAAGCATTAACAAGAGATTATAGTGCATTAACAAAGGTTTTTGCAGAGCAAGAAAAAAAACGTAGATAATGGCAATAGAGCTTGGTAAAGTTAATGTAACCGATTTAACGGAAAATGATTATAAAGTACTTGGAATTGGAATTAATAGAAGTTCTAATTCTAATGGTATTTTTGCAACAAATTACACAACTTTAACCCAAGCTAAAGATAATTTAAAAAATTTAATTTTAACTAAAAAGGGTGAACGATTAATGCAACCTGAATTTGGTTGTGATATTTGGTTAGTATTGTTTGAGCAAATTAGTGAGGGAATAATAGAAGCTAAAATAGAAAGTTACATTGTAGATGCAGTTTCACAATGGTTACCATATTTGAATATAGATGAAATTATATTTGATTACGATAGTAATGATATAGATAATAATCGTATTAGTTTGGATATAAAGTTTTCTTTAAAGAATAACCCAAATCTATCCGAATCGGTACAAATAAATGTAAATAATTAAAAATGGCTATTAAACCTTTAGATAAGAGCTGGGGAGCAGATAACAAAAAGATGAATTATATTGGTAAAGATTTTGCAACATTAAAGCAAAATCTTATCGATTATACTAAAACTTATTTCCCCAATACATATTCAGATTTTAATGAAGCATCGCCTGGTATGGTGTTTGTAGAACAAGCGGCAGCGATTGGTGATATATTATCTTTTTATCAAGATACCCAATTAAAAGAATCAATGTTATCACATGCTACTGAGCGTAAAAACGTAGTAGCATTGGCACAATCTATGGGATATAAACCAAAGGTAACATCACCAGCTGTAACTACATTAACTGTTTACCAATTAGTTCCATCTATTGATAGTGGTAGTTCTAATCGACCTGATGAAACTTTCTTTTTAAGAATAAAGGAAGGTATGGAGGTGGTATCATCGACCAACTCATCGGTAATATTTAGAACTGTTGATAATGTTGATTTTGCAAGTTCGGGAAGTAGAGAAATAGATGTATTTAGTAGAGATACTAATACAGGCCAACCTACACAATATCTTATCACTAAAAAAGTAAAAGCTATTTCAGCTACTGAAAAAGATATTCAATTAGATTTTGCTGGATATGAAGAATACCCATCAAAAACTATCAATGATACGAATATTATACAAATAACATCATGCACATCAGATGGTGGTAATACTAAATGGTATGAAGTTCCATATCTAGCACAAGAAAGTGTATTTATTGAATCTGCTAATATTGAAGCTGATAGCGAGATGAGCGATTCGGTTGGAACTACTCCATATATTTTAGAAGTACAAAAAGTACCATATAGATTTTCAACTAAAGTAAATTCTGATAATACATTAGATTTACAATTCGGAAGTGGTGATACATCAATGGCTGATGAAATAATATTACCAAATACTAAAAATATTGGGTTAGGATTGGCAAATTCTATTAATAGATTAAATGATTCAATTGACCCATCTAATTTTTTAAAAACAAACACATTTGGCATTGCACCTACTAATAAAACTTTAACTGTAAAATATTTAACAGGTGGTGGAATTGGTTCAAATGTAAATTCTGGTGATTTAACTTCTATTACTAAAATTAATTTTGAAGAAGATTTACAATCATTTACAACCAATGCACAAAGAGCAGCTTATCAAACTTATAAAAGTTCAGTAGCGGTTGAAAATTTAGAACCCGCTGTGGGAGGGAGAGGAGTTGAATCGATTGAAGAAATCAGACAAAATGCAATTGCAATGTTTGGTTCTCAAAATAGAGCAGTAACTAAACAAGATTACGTTGTAAGAGCATTATCAATGCCGGAAAGATATGGTAGTGTTGCAAAAGTATATGTAAGTCCCGATGGTGAAATTGATAACAATTCTCCTGCATCTATTCTTGCTAATCCTAAAAATATAGCAGAATTTGTTGGTATAGTGGAATCGTTAAAAGATAAATCTAAACAAGATATTCAAAAAGAATTAGTTAAGTATCTTACTCAAAAGAAAACAGCAATAGCTGAAGTTAATAATCCATTTGCAATCAATATGTATGTATTGGGGTATGATGGTGATAAAAAATTAACAAATTTAAATCAATCGGTTAAGCAAAATCTTAAAACTTATTTGGGAGAATATCGAATGATTACTGATGCAGTTAATTTAATAAATGGATATATCATTAATATTGGATTAGATTTTGAAGTTATATGTTATCAAAACTATAATAAAAACGAAGTACTTGCTAATTGTTTAACTCAATTACAAGATTATTTTAATATAGATAATTGGACATTTAATAAACCAATAAACATTTCAGAAATAGAATTAATTCTTGCAAATGTAGAAGGTGTAATGAGTGTACCATCGGTTAAACTATATAATTTATGTGGAGGAGATGGAAATTATTCTCCAAATAGATACAACATAGATGAAGCAACTAAAGGTAAGATTGTCTATCCTTCTTTAGACCCATCTATATTTGAAGTTAAATATCCAAACAAAGACATAAAAGGGAGGGCACTATAATGCATAAATTTTTCACATCATCATTTGATACAAGTATATATCTTCAGCAGCCTGAACAAAATGCAGGTAGAGACCCAATATTAGAAGTAGGTAAACTTTATTATGGTTCTTCAAAAGATATAGCTAGAACTTTAATTAAATTCGATACCGGTTCAATTAAGTCAGAAATACAATCAATAGGGACAGGTAGTTGGCAAACATATTTAGTATTACGTTCTGCTAACTCACAAGAAATTCCATTGGAGTATTCAATTTATGTAAACGCTGTTTCTCAAAGTTGGAGTATGGGAACGGGAACAAAATTTGATAATATAACATCTGATGGTGTTAGTTGGAAATATAGAGATGGAATAAATACATGGCAAGATAATGTAACGGCGGGTACTGCAGTATTTGTAGCAGGAACAACGGGTTCAGCAAATGCAGAAGGTGGAACATGGTTTATTACAGGTTCAGCAACACAATCATTTAGTAATGAGCCGGATGATGTTAGAATGGATGTGACAAATATAATACATCAATTAGTTAGTGGTTCTTTGAAGAATAACGGATTTATAGTTAGACATAGTATTGATGCAGAAAATGATAATTTGGATTATGGTTTATTAAAATTCTTTTCAAAGGAAACAAATACAATATATGAACCGAAATTAGAATTAGTTTGGAATGATAGTGTATTCGCTACCGGTAGCTTAACGCCTGTAACTGGTTCAGCTGAAGATGGTTATAAAGTGGTTTTATTAAATTTAAAAAATGAATATCCACAAAATGAAAAAGTTAAAATTAGAGTAAAGGGTAGAGATATGTATCCTTTAAAATCTTTTGGAACTACATTTGAATATGACCAAGTGAAATATTTACCATCTACAACTTATTATCAATTAGAAGATTATAAAACAGGGGAAATTATATTTCCATTTGGAGATTTTACAAAAGTAAGTTGTGATTTAACATCTAATTACTTTGTAATGGATTTAAGTACGCTTCCATTGAATAGAACTTATAAATTAAAAATTAAAATAGTAGAGAGTGGTATATCTACTATAATAGACGATAAATTCATTTTTGAAATAGTATAATAATGGTATTAACACCCTTAGAAACAATAGCTGAAAAATTAAAAGAAAAAAACGATGGTGCACTAGAGAGTATTTTAAGTGTGTCAGGTTCTTCTGCTATTGCAAAAAATGAATATAATGTTACTGTTGTTGATAATACAAATATAGCATCATCTTTGGTATTTAAACCATTAAATAAAACAAAATTAGATGATGTTGAATTAGTTAAAGCAATTGATACAGAAGTTAAAGAATTAAAGCCAGATATTCCTAAAATAAATTTAGATTTAGTTCCAAGACCATTATATACAGAAAAAGTAGTAGAAAATGAAGATTTAAGAAAACAAGTTACTGATTTAACATTATCCGTTTCAACATTAAAACAAGAAGTATCTGATTTAAAATCACAAGTTCAAACTGAAATAAATAATAGGTTATCAATTGAACAAACTAATGATGTATTAGCAAATCAATTGGATACATTGGGTGCAACTGTACAAGATTTTACGGGACAAATAGCAATATCATTACAAAAATCGGTTGATGAATCTATATTAAGAACTTCATTACAAGCCCAAAATACCGGCTTTAAAGCACAAAT